TGATTTCGTTTTCAACATAGTCATCAAGGTACTTGTCGAGTGCTTCTTTCAAATACCTATATCTATGCCACTCTGGGGAGTATGGTTTGTAGTGCATGATATAGCAGATATATGTCTTGCATTATAATGCAAAAAAATGGGGGTGTCAAGCACCCCCAAATATTATATTATATTATCTTCAGAAAGAGTAGGTAACACCTACCTTAGTACCATAACCGTTGTCAGCATCATCAATGCCACCAGCGAAAGAGAGTTCGCCGTAGATGTCGAGTGCCTCGGTAGCAGCAACGCTGCCATAAACTTTACCAGACAGAACAGTATCAGACTCACCACCGTCAGTTACGACGAAGGAAGGACCGACCTGAGCGCCATAGGACAGAGCACCAGTGGATCCAGCGTAGCCCACATGAGCGTCTGTCGTCGTACCAGTATAATCAGATCCCGTGAATCCAGAGTTCGCTTCCACATTTACGTAAGGACCAGCAAATGCAGCGGGAGCAGCAAAAGCGGTAGCAGCTGCGGCAGCAGCAAAAGCAGTTTTGATCATTTAAATTTACCTCGTTTGTTGTAGATCGATTGGGTGGTTTCCCAATCACACGAGTAATTTATCAGGGTTGGAGGGAAAAAGCAACCCCCCTTGTGCCAGTTTGCACTCATTCACATTTTGTATTACTTATGACTCAGTTAAGATATATTAATGCACCTGTAATATTGACATTACCCTTAGCAGTGATATTGACCAGTCCTTTGGCATCAACGCTTACATCTGTGGTTGCATTGACCTTGACTGAAGTAACTGCTGTGAGTTCAGTTGCTAGAGTAGATGTTGTCTTAAAGTCTTTAGCAGCAGTGAAGATCATAGATCCTGGTGTTGCTCCAGAAAAATCTGGTTTCTCAACTCCAGCAGAACCTAAGATGCTACCAACCTTTGTAGATAGTTTTAGATCTCCATTCAAAGAATATAAGTTGAAGGCGCTCTTGGGGTCGTATACTAGACCACCCTTTGAACCAACAACACCTAGTTCATACTTACCAACAACCTGCTTCTTCATGTCACCCAAGAATTTTTCACTCTTGTTTCCAGCAGAAACGATAGCGGTAGTTCCTCTAGGATCTAATTGTACATCGCTCTTCTCACTTGTCAAGGATGTTGACTGACCAAATACAATTTCTTCCTTATTTCTAGTGATCATCTTGAGAACACCAGCGTTAATTGTGGTGGTGCCACCGCCTCCCACACCCGCCTGTAGGTTGATTCCTCCCAGTCCTACCAAGTTCAGTAGCCCTGTCGCTTCTATGACCACATGAGTGCCAGAGATACGCTTCTCACCATGAACTTCTTCACGACTGTCACCATGACAGATCTCAGACTTTGCTAGACCAGAGGTAGATCCATCACTCTCACCTTCCTCAGTCGCAGTGGCATTGGTAGAGTTTGCATTATACTCTGCAATTGCTGGTCCATCGTGCTTCTCAAGTTTTCCACCAGTGGTGTTGATCATGAATCGACCACCACAAGGATTGCCCTTACCTCCAGGTCCAGACACAAAGATAAAATCACCTTTCTGAGTGATGGTAAAACCATGACCAGTCAACTTGTTTCTGGCATCTAAGTCACCACCATCAGTTCTCAGAATATATTCTTCATTCTGAAAAATGACACTAATTTTCTCAACAACCTCAGGTCCTTTCTCGTCTGGGGTTGCTTGGGAATTCTTTCGAGCAGCTTCATCTAGAAGTCTACCCTTTTCCTTGTTTACATCTGCTAATGCCATTACGGACAATCAATATAACGACCAGTGCCAATCTTGGCAGAACCAACCTTGACGAGTGCTTCTGTATCTAGACATGTTATGGATGGTATATATCTAGCGCCAAATCCTCCACCACCTAGTATTCTAACATCAGGATACCTTTCATAGGTAGTCTCTCTATCAAGAACTCTAATACTTACAACAAATCCCTGATCATCGATGACAGCTTCTGCTTTTCCTTTCTCACCATCAACATATACATCAGGAGCACTGGTATAATTGACACCAGGAGATAGCATGGTGTAACTGTCAATAATACATCTCACATCATTATCTGCTGGGAGATTTAATTTGTATCCAGAACCAGCAGTTGTAACTCTAATTTCACTTACCCTATCATCAGCATCCAATAGAGCAATCGCAGTTGCACCACTTCCTGCCCCAGGAATAATGACTGTAGGTGGTTCGATATACGGATCTCCAGGATCATCAATTGGAATATCAATAATTCCACCATTATCATCAGTGATGGGTGGTTTTGTTGTTGGAGGTCTAGGTTCTGTGAATGTCTCTCCGTCTTCAGTATCATCAGGTGTTGTATCATCTAACACTCTATCCTGTAGATCCTCTGGAGATAGATCTGCAATATCACCAAGAATAATTACAGATGCACTGGCACCAGTTCCTTGAATACCAAAGATCAATACTTCGTCATCCTCGAACTGCCCATCTTCCTCAATACCAACAACAACCTTCGCTGAATTCGATTCGATAACGAAAGATCCTTGTAGGTTACCACCTATAATGTCAGATCCAGTGATGTTTGTACCAAATAATCTATACTCTAGTTCAGTTCCAGACTCTACATTAGTAGTGGTGATTGTATAAGTTACAAACTCATTTTCTTTGACAGTAGCTCTATCAGCACGCACACTGTATGTTGGTTTCTCTTCTCCAACTTCTACCAATTCTTCTGTATCACTGTTGTTTGTTACAATATCCTCCACCACATCATCGGGGAATGCAAATGTAAAATCTCTATCAATATTTGTGGCACCACTATTTGATGGTGGATTACCAGCACCACCAGTTGTCCTTCTGAGAGGATTGATTATGATTCTTCCGTAAGAACTTCTAAACTGAGTGAATGAAATTTCAGGACCAGGAGTCTCTCTTCTAAGACGAACAAAGAAGTCTTCTCTGCCTAGGTCACTATCAGGTCCAACAAATGTCTGGACCTCGATTTCTTTCTGTGTCTCACCAGGAGAGAATCCTAAAACACCAGATGTTGACTGATAGTCATCCTGATCAGCAGTTCCATTAACAGTGAAGAAACTGACACTAGATGCAATACTTGTAAGACCAAATCTATACACAGTGATCTTAGCAATCTCACCCTCTGTTACTTCAGTCTCTGTGATGTCATACTCAATTAGATTTCTCTTCTTAGGTGGTTTCTGAGTACCACCAATGATCACAACTTCTGTGTTCTCTAACTTAGTTCCCTCAAATGCTTCTTCGCAAGTATATGTTGACCAGTCTGCTCCAGTGCCATCCCATGGTTCATCTAGATCTTTCAACAGTTTGTCTAGGAAGTCTTCTTTCTTATCTGTCTTACACTTAGTGGTAACAACTGTTGTCTTCTTACATCCTTTACTAGGACCATCACACTGAATACCAAGTAGATTGAGAACATAGTTAATTGCATCACCAATGATATTGAGAGCAGAAGCAACTGCACCTAAAATTTCTTGAATAGGACCAAGGATTTTACTTAACAACTCCTCCATCAATGATTGGATTTTGTTAAGGATACCTGCTACAAGTTTATCTACTTGACATGCTGCTGCTTTGTAGATAGAAAATAGATATCCAAACAACAGATCCTCTAGGAATGATTGTAATCTAAGTCCTAGATCCTGTATACTACATCCTAAATTAGCAAGTAGTTCATTGAGGTACTTAGTCAATGGAGTCAGAGCATTACCATTCTCATCAGGTCTCAAGATCATTTTGATTAGATCATCGATACCTGCCTTGATCTTATCAATAATATATCCCTTGACTTTTGCAACAAAGGTCTCCATGATGCGGATTGCTTTGTTGACATACTTCCTTCCAATATCGACAGTATCATAAATCTGTCCAGTCCACTGACCAACTAGGTATGTACCAACCTTACCATTACTTTGCTGTACATCTCTGAGCATCTCACTCAGCAACCTCGTGAAGGTGCTGTTCAAGTCACTCTCCTCACCACAGTTTGTGGCAACAGCAACACTAAAGTTGATACCTGCCCTGTTTGTATCAGAAGCATCTGCTCTCTTAGCAGCAGACAGATTTGTAATCAAAGATGGTTTTGGACCTTCTTCAACATCCTCACTGTTTCCACCCACAAGTGGGTGTCCTGCATTAGAAGGGTTGAAGTCTCCATCATCTGCAGGTGCATCAACTTGCCTAACTTCAGGATCCTTGAATGTAGTAAAACTCTTACATCCATCACCAGGATTAGGATCCTCAACAGGTTCTGGTCCTGCGTTTGCTACCTGACCGATCGACCCCATGATGACTGGTTGCTGTTGCTCTCTATCTAAAAAGAAACCAACAACCCAGTCACCTGATTCTAGTCTAGGTGTTTTGGATCTAGTTGCACCAGCAGCATAAGGATCTGTCACAGGCATCATAGTGATTGCCCATGGCAGATCTTCAGTTGGTACTGCTGTACATGTTTTAGGGTGATGTCCTACAATTCTAACTTTGTAGCGACCTGAACGCTTAGGATCTTTCCCACCATCACTCCGATATGTAGACGATTCAACTTGACCGATCCACCAGGCAAAACCATCGGAACCGATTTGGTTGATCGGAAATAATGAGGAAAAAGCATCCATAATTAGTTATCGTGAATTTTGCACTCAGGTGCTCCAGGTTCTACTTCACAGTAGAGTTCGAGTGCAGTGGGATCGTGATGATCACCTGCCTCGATTTCTTCTTTGTGGTTTTCTGCGTAAACTTCTAGTTCGTGTAGCTCTTCTTCGACATGACGACGCTTCTGTGGAGAAGTCATCGGATTGTCTAAAATTTCTTTATCAGCTTTAATGTGTTGCTCGATGCTGTCCATAAAACTCCTACTTTACTTTGGATTCTTCGTGACCTATAGAGTCTCTAATTAACTCCAATACAGTATCGCACTTCTTAGTAGCGTTGTCAAAGATATTTGAGACTTTCCTGATAAGATAGATGCCACTGTGCTCTGGATCTAAGGATCCTTCTTCTGCCTTAGCAGCCTCTGATACTTGATTGGGAAGTCTTACATCTATCTTATCTCCTACCATCAGTGACAAATTACCAGTAACTGAGATTGTCAATTGCTGATTGAACAAGATTCCTGCTCTAGCAATCGCTTGAAGTAAGTATTGTTTCTGGCAGTCTGTAAAGGTCGCTGGTGCGTCACCGTCTTCGTTAGAAGCGATTTCTGTACCATTATACCAATTTTCGTGATTGATCACAGTCGAAAAAATACGTGTGGGGTATTTTGAGATTGTGGATTGCCCGTATGGTAATTTTGATTGTTTACCTAAGTGAGCCATTTTGTCCCACATGTCACTTAATTTATAGACATATTCTTCGTATTTGCCAGTATTTATGTTGAAAAAGCAGCATAATGAAGAGTATGACCCCTGTCTTAATTTTTTGAATAGATCAATTTCAGATCCAAATACAACTTCCTGAATTTTAAATGGATCGAATGCCTCATCAGTGTCAATATTTTTAGGTCCAAACTTATATACAGCTACAGGACCAGATCCACCAAATTTATTTTCATCAGATGAAATGATAGAGTCTACACTCTTAAACTTAAATCCAGTTGCAGTTTCATAGAAGAAAAATCCAGCAGTTCCTTTTAATTGAGATGCATCTTTAGGACTGTCGGAAGAAACAGGACTCTCCCCTGCACTAGTGTCAACCTTATTAGAAGTTGTTGGTTCTACAGACGCTTTAGATAGAGACTTTGCCTGCAGTTCTCTGATAATTGCAAATGGACTTTTAGAAGCTGGAATCAATTTAATGTTATTGATACTCTCTTGCAATTCAAGTCTTGCTCCAGAAACTTTTAGATACTCTACAAGCAACTTACGAACAATTGAAGTAGGAGTTCCTGCCAACACTTTGTTTACAAAGACACTTTCATTGACTAGAATACTTTCAGAAACCAGTCCCAAAGTATACATTCTTTTCTGAGCTGTCTCAACTCTATTACCAACTTTCCACACACGGAAAGCATACTCATAAGTGTCACCCCTATAGTCTTGTATCTCTACAGTTACC